GCCACCGGCATTACTGGTTCTACAGGACCACAAGGAAGCACAGGTATCACTGGTGCTACTGGCATTACTGGTGCCACAGGACCCACTGGTGCCACCGGCATTACTGGTTCTACAGGACCACAAGGAAGCACAGGTATCACTGGTGCTACTGGCATTACTGGTGCCACAGGACCTACAGGAAGCACAGGTATTACTGGTGCCACAGGAACACCAGGCACAAACGGAGCCACTGGTTCTACAGGACCTACAGGAAGCACAGGACCACAAGGAGCCACAGGTATCACTGGTGCTACTGGTGCCACCGGCACATTTAATGGCACATTAACTTCTAATATTGCTGGCGCCGGATACAGTATCACTAACATTGATACTATATCAGCTACGACAGTTTCAGCTACTACATACACAGGCACCAACATAAGTGTTAGTGGTAACATAACTGGTAGTAACGTCAATGCCGGCACAGGCTCAATCACAGTTGGAGGATTAATATTAAATGGTAATACCATTGTGGCTTCCGGCCCAACGTTGACTATTGATCCTAACGGCGCAGGCGGAACAGATGGTCAAGTTACTATCGCTGGTAACTTACAAGTTACAGGTAATGTAACCTATATTAACTCTAATACAGTTACTATCAATGATTTGTTCTTTAATGTAGCAAATAATGCTGCAACAGCTAGTGCGGCCAACGGTGGTGGTATCGGGGTTGGCCCAGTTGGCGGAGAATATGTATCATTGACATATAACAGCACAGCAAACGTATGGTCAGCAACAAATGGTTTGTATGTCCAAGGTGTAACCAGTGCCACCGGAAATATTACCGGTGGAAACGTTTCAACAGGTGGGTTGATCAGTGCTGTAGGTAATATCAGAGGCAACAACATCAGTGCAGTTGGAGATGTCAATGCTAATAACTTATTGACTCCGGGTGTAGTAAGCAGCACAGGTAATATCACCGGAGGCAACATCCTAACTGGCGGCATCATTAGTTCAACTGGTAACATCACAGGCGGTAATGTATCAGCTACTAACCACACAGGCACTAACGTATCAGTGACTGGTGTTGTAACCGCTGCCAGCACAGTGGGTGGTGTTATCACTGGCACAAGTGCATCAGTATCGGGCGGCGTGACTGCTGCATCGGTTGCTGGCGGTGTGATCACTGGTTCAAGTGCTAGTGTTACCGGTGCTGTGACAGGCGCAAGTTTAGTTGGCACGATTACCACAGCAAGTCAAACCAATATTACCGCAATTGGCACATTAAGCTCATTGAGTGTAACTGGTAATATTGTTACAGGTAACATTTTGACCAATGGCTATTACTATGCCAACGGTGTGGCATTTACTGGTGGTGGCGGTGGCGGTGGTGGTAACAGCATTAGCAACGGCACAAGTAACGTTACAGTAGCGTCTGGTGCCAATACCACAGTTGGCGTAGCCGGCACAACTGTAGCAACATTTGCCAGCACTGGATTAATCATACCAGGTCAACTCACTGTCAATTCGGGTGCCAATGTTACAGCAATAGTCAACGGTGCGACAACTGGTGTTGGTAATATTGGATCAAGCACAACTGCATTTAATACGGTATTTGCCAAGGCAACGACCGCGCAATATGCTGACTTGGCCGAAATATATGTGGCTGATGCAACCTATGACCCCGGAACTGTGGTAGAGTTTGGCGGCCCAAATGAGATAACCATCTCCGCAACTTCGCATTCAGCGCAGGTCGCTGGCATCATCTCTACCAATCCGGCATACCTAATGAACTCTATACAAGTAGGTGACCACGCACTTGAAGTAGCCCTGGTTGGTCGAGTGCCGTGTTCAGTAGTAGGCACAATACGCAAAGGCGATCGTTTAGTATCGAGTAATATCCTTGGGGTTGCACAGGCTCTAAATATGAATTTATATCAACCTGGTTGTATCATTGGCAAAGCCCTTGAAGAATACAACTCAACGGAACCCGGAGTAATAGAAGTAGCAGTAGGAAGGTTCTAATGGAAGCCAGATATAGAACAGATTACGCCGGCGAGTTTGTTATACTTGAATCAAAATGGTCCGCTGGTAAAAAAGATGAAATACGCGAGTGGATTCCAAATCCCATTGAGAATCATCACCTTTCAGGCCGTGCTGCTTGTATCGGCAGCGACATAGATCATCCTACAGTAGGTGATGGCCGCACTTTTGACTACACACGTCTACAAAAACATCGCGGCGGGCTACTAGGCAGCAAAAAACTACAAACCTATGGCACCAGAAAAATCGCACAACAGATGCGTTTAGATTTTGCAGTAGAAACGCAAGTTGATAATTTAAATAAAATTTTAGAAACAGGCTATCAACGAGACAACATCGTGTATACTACCGCACGTAATTGTATCAACTACCCAGGTGAATTTTATTTGATTCCTTATAAACCCAGAATGATTGATCTGGCACTTACAGTATATCTGGCAGCATTTGACGGACACCAAGAAATATTTTTATTAGGCTATTCGGACCAAACCGATATTAATGCTCTAAATTGGACCTCTCATATTGCTCAAATATTTTTAGCCTACCCTGGGGTCAAATTTTATTTGATAGGTGAAAATACACACATGCCTGATGAATGGTTAAACTGCTTTAATGTGAAATCTATGAACTATAGAGAGTTTATTAACTATTGCGATGTATGAATACCAGATTCGATGGTTAAAATTTTATTCTGCACAGCCTCAAAATTTACAGTAGACCATAGACCAGGATGCATAGGCCTAGGCCATGTTCCGCTATCAATCCAGGCATATCCTATATGTTCATGATTTAATCGAGGTTGGAATTCTGAATTTACAATAGAAAAAAATGTATGATATTCAAAAGCCAAATCTATCGTGGTAAATTTTTCCAAAGGAATCATGCGCACATAGTCGGGCATGGATCCAAGTTCCTCCTCGCACTCTCTGGTAATGGCAGTTATTAAGGTTTCATCAGATTCTACACGCCCACCAGGTAACCCCCAGGATCCAGGGTGTTTTGGATCGTTGCGCATGAGATACAGATAACGTCTAGTATCAACAGAATAAAACCAAACGCCTACTGCTTTTACAATACTAGACTCCATGTGCCTCCAGGGTAAAGTCCTTGATATGATTTAACCCAGCCGCGCCCGGTCCATTCGTATTGTATTTCTGTAGTAATATTTGTGACATACTGTATATTATCTGGACTTGAGCCACTGTCAAAAGAAACTTGCCACCTGGCGCCGTCATATTCAACAATGTCGTTGGCATGTGCTACCAACGGTTGTCCGCCAGTTCCGGCCCAAGCTTCGGCATAACCTTCGTTAAATGTGCCAGTGTCTTCGGTAAACAAATATCTCTGTCCGGCGACCGCCGCGATCAAACCGGCACCGGGCCCACTGCGTAACGGATCAATTACAGCCAGCACTGGATCTAGTGTATTGCTAGGAGTTGACCCAGCATCCACAGTAAACAACAAGAATCTATCATCGGTTGGATCATAGCTGACATGACCAATGACTTCACTTCCATCGTCTTGTTCTAATTTAATGTAACTAATACCATCTCTCAAGGTGCCATACAGGCCAACCACGTTGTGCCATAAAAGATTGCTGTTAGGACTATCCGGCGGACTCAGACTGGAATTGGACTGATCCACAACCTGTTGCTCACGTAAGGCCTGCAATCTACCAACAGTTCCGGGACTTCCGCCAATCAACAACACTTGATAACTATATGGCGTGATCACCTGACGAGTGCCCAACAACAAATCGTTTTCAAGTATGGCATTGCTGGCATCACCGTTGGCATCAAATATATTGGCGATGATACGTTCTACCACGCCTAACTTCTTGACCTTGGCCGGGCTTGACAACCAAATTGGTATGGTAAATGTAAGAGTGGCTATGTCAATGGGATTGTCTGTTCCTATTGGAATAACTCTATTGGTCCATTTTGTTGACTCAAGATTGCAAATGCTGAGACTGGTCCAGTCGATAAAATTATCAGTGCTCTGTATTTCTAGGCTAGGATTAAACAACACCGCTATTTGTTCCCACAACTGCATTTTTTGATTGGTATTTGATGTCCATATATCTAATGCAATAGTCAGCTTGTATGGCACAGGCATTAGACGCTCAATGGTAAACGCATTACCTTGTGTAGTTTCGTAGCTGTCTGTGGCCTCATCATAGGTTCGTTGGCGCACTTGGATACTGTTTACAAAATTGGGTTCTTGGACTCTTGCACGATCATAATCAAGACCGGTAATATAAAATGTCATCAAGGGAGTCGACGGCATATCGTTAGCTGAATTTTGTTGTATGATTGTTTGTGCCTGACGGCTAGCATCACCATACCGCACCGGCACACGGATCAGGGTGTCGTTTTTACCTGATTGGTTAGTGCCGTATTCTACACTGAAGTTGCTGAAGATTCTGGCAAACTGTAATAAGAAGCGACGAATTTGTTCGTCATAAAAATATTGAGCGATGATTATCTCCCTGGAGGTCTTGGGTTAGGTGGCATAATGTTGCCACCTTGATTACCGTTGTCGGCCTGTGGTTTGAGTATCTGGCTTAGACTCTGACGACTTGGAATATTGCCCTGATCCGTGGTGTTGACTGTGTAGGTATTGTTGACAAAGCTGGCACGTTGCGTCAATGCGCCCGATGCCAAATCAAGATCAGTTCTTACGTTGTCACTGACCGCTATCCAGGCTCTTCCATTGTAACGGAACAAGCGGTTAGGAAAATAGTCTAAACGTAGTGCATAATCTCCTGAGGCAGGATTAGGAGGAAAGCTAACACCCGGAGTCACAGGCAGTCCATTGGGAGCATATTGATCCCCTGTCAAGTAACCCATGGTATAACCAAAACTTTTTGGACTATTGCCTTCGCCACCTTGGGTGCCATCTACCAAAGGATAGGTGTCGGAGGCAGTAAGACCAACGCCAGCTGGTTCTCCTGAATTAGTAGGCAAAACATAAAATTTTGTTACATCATAACCACTTAATGGCACGTCGGCTTCGGCCTGTATCAATAGAGCATCGTTGATTTCCAGATCTTTGGGTCGTGTGCTCATCTTATCACCTACAGTAGTAGGTGTGGTAGGAGTCCAGTATGGCTGTCCTG